CGATCTAAGATGGACGCGTCTACATCGGCGACAACGATTTGTTGAAGTCGCACCTGTTGAACGCAGCCATCAAGATGAGCATTGAGCGAGGCAGAGGTCGCCTCGTCAAAATAAATCAGAGAGCACGAATTGACGGAGTCGCTGCTCTTGCAGATGCGATGACTGTAAGACAAAAATTTTACAGCGAAATAGGATATCAACTTTCAAATGAGTAATTATTTCGTTTACAAACATACAAGCCCGAACGGGAAAATATATATCGGAATTACAAAGCAAGAGCCTCGAGCACGGTGGAAAAACGGTAGAGGTTATGCCGACAGCCCGAGATTTATTAACGCCATCAATAAATATGGTTGGGATTCGTTTGAACACGAGATCGTCGCAGAGGGTTTAAGTAAAGCTGATGCAGAGGCGATGGAAATTCAGCTAATCGCTTTATTCGACTCGGCCAATCCCGAACGAGGGTACAACCTTGCACTCGGTGGAAACGCAAACAGCCCGTCTGAAGAAACAAAGCAGAAAATCAGCGACAGCTTGTGTAATGCGTGGAGTGAAAAGGAAACACGCGACAGAATCGTCAGCGGAATGAAAGGCGTGAAGAGGTCGGAACAATCAAGAGCAAATATAAGCGAGGCACAGCGAAAAAGATTCTCTCGTCCCGAGGAAAGGCGTCGAGTTAGCGAACGACAAAGAGGCACAAAGAAGAGTGAGGAATCGAAACGCAAAGCAAGTGAGGCTATGCTTCGATACTACGCAGACGAAGAGAACCGTAATCGATTAAAGGCAATACAGAAAGCCTTGAGAAGTAGAGCAATTGCTATACGTTGCATTGATACTGGCGAGGTCTTTAATGCCGTTATTGATGCAGAGAACAAATACTCAATAGCCCATCAGAACATTATCAAAGTTTGTAAAGGCCAACGCAAGACCGCGGGAGGCTTCAGATGGGAATACGTGGAGGGATAACAAATGGGGTTATTCGATAAAATTTTTCGACCGGCAGAGGCCGAGAAATCAGACGAAGCGATTCGCAAAGCCCGCTCACTGTTTCAGACTCTCACAGCATACCAGCCAATGTTTACTAACTGGGGCGGTGCTGTTTATGAGTCGGAGATAGTGAGGGCAGCAATCGACGCAAGAGCGAGGCACATTTCCAAACTGAAAGTCGAAGTGAATGGATCCGCGAATCCATCGCTTCAGGCGAAACTGCGACTCGGGCCGAATCAGTGGCAAACATGGTCACAGTTTCTATACCGACTAAGCACCATCCTTGATGTGAATAACACGGCCTTTGTGGTTCCTGTGTTCGATGAGCGAATGATCATCACCGGGGTGTATCCGGTGCTTCCGGCATCGTGCACATTGGTGGAATATGACGATGAAATCTGGCTTCGCTATCAGTTCAGTAATGGACAATATGCAGCGGTCGAGTTCCGTAAGTGTGCGGTCCTGACGAAGCATCAATACCATGATGATTTCTTTGGAGACAGCAACAGGGCGCTCCGTGAAACGATGCAACTGATCCACATACAGAATCAGGGCATTGAAGAGGGCGTGAAGAACGCAGCGACATTCCGATTTATGGCGCAGTTGGCCAACTTTGCAAAGCCTGAAGATTTGGCAAAGGAACGCGAACGCTTCACGGCTGAAAACCTGTCGAGCGAATCGGAGGCGGGTGGATTCCTTTTGTTTCCGAACACTTATAAGGACATCAAACAAATAGACGTTAAGCCGTATTCAATCGACGCTGATCAGATGGAGCAGATACGCGAGAACGTATTCAACTATTTTGGTGTCAATGAGGACGTGCTTCAGAACAAAGCAAAAGCGGAAGAGCTCGAGGGCTTCTTCGACGGATGTATCGAGCCATTTGGGATTCAGTTCTCGGAGGCACTAACAAAGATGCTGTTTAGTGAGAGAGAACGCGCACAGGGCTCTTACGTTATGGCGAACGCAAACAGGCTCCAGTATATGAGCACATCGCAGAAGGTACAGATGGCACAGCAACTCCTCGACCGTGGAGTCATGTCAATCAACGAGGCGCGTGAGCTGTTCAATTATGGAACAGTTGAGAACGGGGATGTTCGTTTCATAAGAGGTGAATACATAGACGCAGACGAGAAGGTTTCCGAGACAGGAACGGAGGACGAAGAAAATGGTCAAGAGTGACAGAGAATACAGAAACATGACGATGCAGATCCGCGAGGCCCAAGAGGGCGAAGAGGACGCAAAGAAAGTCGTCAATGGATATGCGAGTACATTCGATGAGCCTTACAAACTGTTTGGTGGCGAAGGATGGGAGCTCTGGGAGGTAGTGGACAGAACCGCCTTCGATGAGACCGACATGAGCGATGTCATCATGCAGTACGACCATCGTGGTCGAGTATTCGCAAGAACAAGGAACAACACTCTTTCCGTCGAGCCGGACGAAAAGGGTTTGTTTATATCCGCAGATCTTGGTGGTACAGAGATCGGACGCGAACTGTACGAAGAAATTGCGGGAGGCTACACCGACAGGATGAGCTTCGGATTTACGGTCACAGGTGAGAGCGAAGACAGAGAACAGGACGACGCTGGCATTTGGATCTATACGAGGCACATCACAAAGGTGGGCAAGCTCTATGACGTGAGCGCAGTTTCGATTCCAGCCAATGACGGCACTTCGATAGCAGCGGATGCTGTTACTCGAAGCATTGGCGATCTTACCGACGGAGTGATCGAGAGGATTCAGGCGGAGCGACTTGAGGAAGAGAAGAGAGCACTCGAGGCAAAGAGAGCAGAAGTTAAAGCAAGAGCGTTGAAAAAGGAGAACATCTAATGACACGCGAAGAAATCATGATGCTCGGAATGGACGAGCTCGAGGAAAGAAAATCGGTTATCGCTACCGAGACAGAAGAGGCCGACGCTGAAACACTCGACGCTCTGAACGCTGAGCTTGAAGCAATCGAGGAGAGAACAAAGGCTCTCAATCTCGAAAAGGAAGAGTCCCGCAAGAATGCTGAGGCGGTTGCCAAAGGCGCGGGCAAAACAATCGAAACAAGAAAGGATGAACACGAAATGACTGATATGAAAATCAGAAACAGCCACGAGTACATCGAGGCATTTGCGAAGTACATCAAGACTGGCGACGCTACTGAGTGCAGAACACTCTTCAGCGACAACACACAGAACGGCACAGTTCCAGTTCCTTCGTTCGTTGCTGACATCGTAGCAAAGAGACTTGAGGACAGCGAGATCCTCAGAAGAGTCCGCAGAATGGAAGCAGCCGGTAACGTCAAGGTTGGATTCGAGATCTCGGCTCCAGCAGCTTCACAGCTGAGCGAGGGACACGAGGCCATCACAGAGGAGGCTCTGACACTCGGCATCGTTAATCTCGTTCCAAAGACATATAAGAAGTTTGTACAGATCTCCGACGAGGCTCTCGACAGCATGAGCGGTGAAGCTTATCTGTCCTACATCTATGACGAGGTAGCTCGTGGAATCATCAAGGCAGAAGAGAACGCTGTTGTTGCTGCTATCCTCGCAGCTCCACAGACAGCCACAGCCACAGCTCCAGCCGTAGCAAAGACTGGCTCCGCTGCTGGTGCTATCGACGACTTCGTACAGGCAAGAGCACTCCTGAGCTCCGCTGCAAATGATCTCGTAATCATCTGCACACCGGCACAGTACGCATCTTACAGAAGCCTTCAGATGTCCGCTTCTTACGCGGTGGATCCATTCGATGGTCTTGAGGTTCTGTTCTCAGACGCTGCTACAGCTCCAATCATCGGAGATCTGAGCGGTGTAATGATGAATCTTCCTAAGGGCTCCGCTGTTGAGTTCAAATACGATGATAAGACTCTCATGACATCCGACATCGTTAAGATCCTCGGCAGACAGCCAGCAGCTATCGGCGTTGTTGGAAATCTGTTCTTCGCTAAGGTATCTGCATAATGAAGGTCAAACTGACACACGATACGCTTGTCAGATTCGCAAAGGATACAGTCCTCGAGGTCTCTGATCAGGAGGCTTCGAGGCTGATAGCCTTTAACAACGCGGTCGAGGTCAAGGCGAAGGCTGAAAAGGCTGAGGCGAAACCAGCAAAGAAAAAGATGAAGTAATTGTGAGGTAAGAAATGCTTGATCAGGTAAAGATGGCTCTCCGCATAAAGACAAACGCATACGATTCTGAGCTCAATGGTCTTATAGATGCAGCGACGCTCGATCTCGGTGTTGCGGGTGTCATCGTGCCGGATGAGTTGGATGCTCTTGTATCGAGGGCGATAATCACTTACTGCAAGATGTCGTTCGGTCTTCCAGAGGACTACGACAGACTGAAGATGTCCTACGATGAGCAGAAAGCACAGTTAAGGACAGCGACTGGATATACAGATTGGGGTGAGGCGTAATGTATGACGGAGTGGCAACACTGAAGGCATACGGAACGCCGACGTTCGACGAATACGGAAACGAAGTGCTTTCAATCACAGAAACGGAAGTCTTCGTCCAACCTCGAGGCGTATACCAGAGCGAGTTCTACAACGCAGCCCAACTCGGGCTTAAACCATCTCTGACTTTATTCCTGTCGAATCGAGAGGACTACGATGGACAGAAGGTGCTCGACTTTGAGGGCATCGAGTATAACGTGATCCGAGTTGATTGGACAGCACAGCGGGATGGAATCAGTCTTATTTGCGAGGAGCGAGTCAATGGCTAAAGGATTCACAGCACAACTTAATGATATCCTTGAGGACTTCTTTGAAGTGGTCAGAGATGGCTACGAAGGAGCGGAAAAGGATGTTGCCGAGGAGTGTGTCCGTCAGCTGAAGGCTGTCCAGTGGAAAACCAAAACCGGAAAGAATTACAGCAGTACGTGGACGTTGAAAAAGGAGAAAGCGTGGGGCGGATATATCGGCGGTTATGTGGTGCATAACAGCAAGAATTATCAGCTCACGCATCTCCTCGAAAACGGGCACGCTGTTGTAAATGCCAAAGGTGACACGGGAAAACGCGCTGCTGCACACAAACACATTGAGCCTGTTTATGAATGGGCACAGGGTGAACTGGAGCGCGAAATCCGTCAGAAAATCGAAAGAGGTGTCGGAGTATGACAATATTCCAAGTATTACAGAGCACCGGCCTTCCGTGTGCGTACAGTCATTTCAAGAAGGCACAGAGTCCACCGTATATCGTGTATATCGGTAACGGACAAGAGACCTTCCAAGCTGACAATACGCATTACTACAAGCAGAACAGCTATCAGGTCGAGTATTACTTCACAACGAAAAACGAATCAAACGAGGGAGCCATTGAGACCGCACTAGTGGACAATGGCTTTTTATATGAGAAGAGCGAAGACGTCTACATCGAAGAAGAGGGTGTCTTCGTGATTTACTACTACATCTAAACGAAAGGGGCTTATCAATGGCTAACAAAGTAGAATTTGGTATCTCTCAGCTCCACGTCGGTACATACACAGTCGATGATCAGGGCGCAGTCACACTTGGTACTCCATACCATCAGAAGGGTGCGGTGAGCTTCGCGCCTGAGGAGTCCACGGAAAATTCGACCTTCTATGCCGATAACGTGCCGTACTGGAGCGGATACTCTGGTGGATCCATCGAGGGGGATCTCGAGGTCGCTATGTTCGACGATGAATTCAAGACTCAGTTCCTCGGATATAGGACGCTTACAAACGGCGGTCTTGCGAACGTAAAGAACGCAACAAAGCCAAACGTATTTATCGCGTTTCAGGTTGAAGGCGACGCAGAGTCGAGAAGGGTCATCCTTTATAACTGCACTCTTGGAGCAATTACAAGAGAGTACGCAACAATCGAAGAGAGCAAAGAACCGGTAACGGAGACTCTTGGCGTGACGTGCGTGGGCGACAATGCGACGGGCGTAACAATGGCCGTTCTTAAACCGGGCGACACCGGATACTCGACATTGTTCACAGCACCGACAGCTCCGGCTATTGCACCATAACAAAACGGGGCGGGGCTCTAGTGGTCCCGCTCCATTTTTTCTAGGAGGCGAAAGATGGAAAAAATAGTCAAGATCGGAAAGCAAGAAGTCCGGCTGAATAATAATATGGCTTGGACTATGGAATATAGAGACCAGTTCGGGAAGGACATTCTCCCGGCAATTATGCCGCTTCTGGCGTCAATGATCGAGGGCGTTTCGACCGTAATGGCCGAGGCATCCGACACGGGTGAAATGACGACCGCAAGCATAGCCGAAGCACTCGAGGGGAGGTCGATGGATATTCTTCTCCCGATGTTTCAGGCTGAATTTGTCGACCTCGTAATAAATGTGACGTGGGCGATGGCAAAAGCAGCAGACGAGAACATCGAGCCGCCGAAAAGATGGGTCAGACAGTTCGATTCGTTCCCGCTCGACGTAGTGGGGCCGATTATATTCGATATGGTCCTGAAGGGGTTCGTAAGCTCAAAAAACTTGAAGAGGCTGAAGAAAATAAGCGAAAGCCTAAAGACTCTTCAGCCGAAATCACACTCGACGACATCATCCTCGCCGGACTTGAGCGAGGACTAACGATGTCAGACCTTCGACGGATGCAAGTCGGACAAGTCGTGGACTTCACGATTGCATATAACAACCGACAGAAGGCAGCGGAGAAGGCTCAAAAACTTGCTGAGAAGCGAGGAACAAAGCGCAAGGCATCACAGAACGATATAAACGCGTTCTTCGGTTAGAGGTCAAATATGGGCGATTACGTTGTATATGTGCATCAAAACAAAATAAACGGAAAGCGATATATAGGCATCACAAACAACACTTCAAAACGCTGGTACGGCAAGGGCAAGAAATACGAGAATTGCCATTGTTTTAATTCAGCAATACAAAAGTACGGATGGGATAACTTTTATCACGTTGTAATTGTTTCAGGGCTCTCACTAGAAGAGGCGAACGTATTGGAACAATTCTATATACAAAAATATAGAACTTGTGAGAAGGCGTTCGGGTACAACATACAGCGGGGAGGACATTTCGTTCCGAGTATGCTCGGAAAACATCACAGCGAAGAAACGCGTCAGAAAATGCGCGAGTCTGCTGTTGGCCGAGTGATCTCGGACGGACAGAAACAGTCACATTCTAAATGGATGAGCGAGAATTTCCGCGGGAAGCGCAATCCTAAAAGCAGAGCGGTTCGATGTATCAATACTGGTGAGGTCTTTGAGTCTCAAAACATAGCCGCAAAAGCTAAGGGCGTTCTTCAATCTAAAATATGGAAGTGTTGCAACGGCGAGGCCAGCCAAACTCACGGGCTTCGTTGGGAATACGCTGATACTATGGAGGTATAACAATGCCGGGGAATATAAAAGGCATTACCATAAGTTTTTCGGGTGATACGACAAAACTGGACAAGTCTCTCAGAGAGATAAATAAAGAGACTCGGGCAATCGACAAAGAACTCCGGAACGTTGACAAGGCACTCAAATTCAATCCGACTTCTGTTGAATTGTGGAGACAAAAGCAAAATCTTCTCAAATCAAAAATCACAGAAACTGAAAAGGCTCTCGACGTATTAAAGCAAAAGCAAGCTCAAATGGATGCTAACGGAGTTAGCAAGGAATCCGAAGAGTACAGAAAACTTCAACGAGAGATAATCGAGACGGAGTCCAAGCTAAAAACCTTCAATGCTCAACTGAACAAGGTCGGTCAGGTCAATCTCCGGGCTATGTCTGAACAGTTCCGGGATGTGGGCAATAAGCTCACGTCAGCGGGTCAGGCTATGCGAGGATTGTCGACAGCGGCGGCAGCTGTTGCGGCCTCAATCGGTGCCGTGACAGTCAAGTCCGGTAAATGGGCGGATGACATCAACACAATGTCAAAAATTTATAGCATCGGAACTAAAGAGCTTCAACAGTATTCGGCCGCCGCTGAGCTTGTCGATGTCGATGTCGAGACGATTGCGAAGTCACACGTCAAACTCGAAAAAACAATGTATTCGGCTGCTAATGGCTCAGAAAAACAAGCCGAAGCATATAAAAAGCTCGGTGTTGAGGTCCAGAACGCAGACGGAACGCTGCGGTCGAGCGACGAGGTTTTCAACGATGTAATCGCCGCACTTGGAACAATGACAGACGAAACCGAGCGCGACGCGATTGCTCAACAGCTAATGGGTAAATCGGCAGCTCAACTCAATCCGCTAATTGAGGACGGAGGCGAAACATATAAGCAAGTTTCCGAGACACTTAGCAAATACGGCCTCGACTTTATAGATCAGGAAACGCTCGATCAGGCGAACGCGTTCAACGATTCGCTCGACACTATAAAAGCGGTCGGAATGGTTGCATTTCAGCAGCTTGGAACACAGCTCGCGGCATATCTCGCGCCGGCTATGCAGAAGGTCGTTGACCTCGTCGGACAAATAGCGGGATGGTTTGCAAATCTATCGCCGGAGACTCAGGCATTAATCGCGGGCGTGGCCGGATTCGTTGCGGTCCTCGCTCCGCTTCTGATAGGGCTCGGCAAGGTTTCATTCGCTATTAGCTCGATAATGTCGTTAATGGCTACGATAGGGCCGGCAATAGGCGGAGTTATCGCGGCGGTCGGTCCGGTTGCTCTGGTGATTGCGGGGGTCGTTGCTGCCGGTATCGCGCTTTATAGGAATTGGGACCTCGTCAAAGCGAAGGCAAGCGCGCTAGCTTCGTCGGTAGTGAGTGCGTTTAACAGTCTCAAAGCGAGAGTGAGCGCAATCTGGAACGGCATCAAAACGGCTATAACAAAACCAATTCAAACAGCGGTCAATCTTGTCAGAGCTGGCATTAATAGAATCAAGTCGATAATTAACGGCGCGAAGCTGAAGCTGCCGAAGATAAAACTTCCGCATTTCACTATAAGCGGAAAGTTCTCGCTCAATCCGCCGAGCATCCCGAAGGTCGGCGTCAAATGGTACGCAACTGGTGGTATTTTTGACAGTCCAACAATCGCCGGCATTGGTGAAGCGGGTCCTGAGGCGGTCGTTCCTCTTGATACGCTATGGAACAAGCTCGACCGGATCGCAGACGCATCGACCGGGGACAACGTAACAATTAATGTTTACGCTTCTCCGGGAATGGACGTTAAAGAGTTAGCGGCAGCCGTTGAACAGAGAATCGTTGCATTACAGAAACAAAGGAGGGCCGCGTGGGGTTATTAAATACTATTACGTTTGATGGGAAGGCTCTCTCTGATTTCGGGGTATTCCTCGGAGGGGACGGAGCCTTCAATTCGCCGGCTCGCGTCGGTGAAATGGTACATATACCGGGGCGAAACGGATCGCTCTGGATGGACGAAAATTGCTTCGAGAATATCGAAGTCACATATCCGGCATTTATCGGAACACAAGAAGAAACCAACTTCGCGTCGAGGCTTATGGAGGTTCGTTCGTGGCTCGCATCGCGTGAAGGCTATTGCAGACTCGAAGATACATATCACGCGGACGAATATCGGCTCGCGGTATTTAAGGCAGCGGTCGAAGCTGATCCCGTTCATTATACAAGAGCGGGCAATTTCGACATCACGTTTGACGCAAAGCCTCAGCGATTCCTCAAAAGCGGAGACGCGCCGGTCGAGTTCCAGACTAACGGCTTCATTACAAATCCGACTTTGTTTGAGTCCCTTCCGGTTATAGCCGTAACGGGAAATGGCCGAGTAAATGTTGCGGGGCATTTGTTCACAGTCTCAGACACCACGCAGACGATATACATTGACTCGGAGCTGATGGAGGTATTCATTCCGGGACACGATCCCGAAGAGTTGACAGAAGAGAACAGCCTCGTTATTACTGACGAGTTAATGCTACCGATTGAGGTTTATGGCGGGAACCGAACCCCAATTAATATGAACTCGCACGTTTCATTTGCAGACTATGAGTTTCCGCGTATCGGCCCGGGAGAACAGCCGGTGGCGTTCGATTCGGGTATCGAGTCGGTCGTAATATATCCGAGGTGGTGGCGTTTATGAAACCGATATTATACGCACACAATGAGACCTCGTTCACATCGGCTGGGCTCGCGATCTTATCCGACTGTATTTCGTTTACTGTCGAAGAAGAATTGAACGGCACTTTTGAAGCTGAGTTTCAATATCCAATAACCGGCAGACATTACGATCTTATTCAGGAGGGGTTGATCGTTGGAGCTACACACGACGACAGCGGAGTTCTCCAGCCGTTCGAGATATACAAGAGAAGCGCACCGATTGACGGGAAGGTCACGTTCAACGCTCACCATATTTCGTATAGGCTGAGTAAAGAGGTCGTGATGCCGTTCACGGCCTCTTCATTAACGGGAGCATTGACAAGCATAGCCTCGAACATTGTCGGTGGTACGGACTTCTCGTTCTCGACAAATATGGCGGCGGCGGGGACTCTCAAAATAGATACACCGTCGGCGGTCAGGGCGATTCTAGGAGGAGAAGAAAACACTCTTCTCCAAGTCTACGGAGGCGAGTTTGAGTTTAATAAGTTCGATGTCATACTTCACAGCCAACGAGGAACGGCCACAGATGTCGAGATTCGCTACGGGAAGAACTTGTCTGATCTGACTCAGGAGATAGACGAAAGCGAGACATACAACGCAATCGTTCCGTTCTGGAAAGACTCAAGCGGTTCGACATTGGTCACGCTCCCGGAAGTTTATATCGCACACGATGCCGATGCAGAATTGACAATGATGCCGCTCGACTTGACAGATCAGTTCGATTCGCGTCCAACTGTCGCAAATCTAAGGGCAAAGGCTCAAGAAATGTTTGACGGAGCGAAACCGTGGACACCGAGCGAAAGCATCGAGGTCAATTTCGTGGCACTATGGCAGACGGACGAGTATGAGCGATATGCGGAACTCCAGCGCGTTCATTTGGGCGACAGCGTAAGCGTTTATTATCCGGCTCTCGGAGTGATCGCGAACGGGCAGCGTGTAGTCAAGACCGTTTATAACACGCTTCTCGACAGATATGACGAGATCACATTAAACGAGTTGAAGCAAACGCTCGCAGATATGCAAGACCAGTCAGTCGTCTCGGGTATGAATACGGCCATTAGTGACGCGGTTAAACTAACAATCGACTCGATAAAGACCAGCAAGAGCGGAACAATTACAACGGACGCAAACGGCATAGCGAATATAAATTCGCTTGTTTCCGGGACGCCTGTCGACGGGACTGTTTCGGGCCGAGAGGCTTACATCATTTTCGGAAACGGCTCAGGCGGAGCGAGAACAGCAAGGTTTATCAATGCGGATGGTACGCCGATAACGGGGACATCCTTAAACGTAACAATCACAAGCATAATATAGGAGGGTGGAATGGAAATTCACGAACTCAATACATTTACAGGAACTCTGGGATCGAGCGATTATTTTGCCACTGATAATGGCAACGATACGTCTAAAATCTCCGCTGAGGCTTTGATGGCACCACTCAACGAGAGAATCGACAATATCATCGCGGGGCCGGCTTCATCAGCTCAGGAAGTTATTGATGCAAGACTTGGCGCGAATGGGATTACATACTCTTCTTTAGGCGAAGCAATCAGAGGACAAGTTTCTGATTTAAATGACGAGACTGACGAAATGCAGACACAGATCGTTAAACTTGCGGGTTCTGCCGGGATGAATTTGTTTTTTCTTGCGGATATGATCTCTAGCAATGGTTATGTAAGTATCATAAACGGAAAGCTGGGGATAGCTCCATCTAATAGCTATCATTCTTATTTAGTGCCTGTTGATGGCGTAAGTACATACAGATTTACTTTTGCAAGGACGGCACTTCTTGTGTCTGATGATAAGGAAACTCCAATCGGCGGGTTGCTTTCAAACGTGCAATCGGTAGATTCAACAGGTGCGGCATATATCGCGTTCTCGTTTAATCCTACGGCTTATCCAGCCGATTCGTTTACAATATACAGAAACGCGCCAATAATATCAAAGCCGCCGTATGTTTCTGTAAGTGGAGATCTTGCGATCGGTGGAAATTTTCAGCTCGCGGCAGCTAGAACAAATCTGCGAAAAGGTGAACGGATCGTATTTGAGGGAGATATATCTGTATTTTCATCAATAAGAATCGGACTGACCAATACTACGTCAATGGCGATAAATACGCTGTTCAATTCGTTTGTAATTGATAATACTAATGTAAATTACTATGCACGAACCAACACAGAAACTCCTGTGTCTGTTGCACACGGGCTTACTATCAATAATAACATCCAAATAATAATTGAACAGACCAGCGTTGGTACGTATAAGTTCACACTTATCAGCGATGGTAATCTGTTCACACACGATTTTACGCAGAGCAGACAAACTGTCGGGAATCCTTATGTACTGTCCATCGGTTCGAGCCTTACAAATTGCAAATTGACATGGACTTGTGCAGACCTTAACAAACTAATATGGATGTTCGGAGACTCATATTTTGCATATAGCACAGCAAGATGGCCATACTATCTGCACGAATATGGATATGACAAGAATGTGCTTATGGATGGATTTCCGGGAGAGGGCAGCGTTAATGGCAGAATAGGGTTTTATAATTTACTCCAATTTGGCACTCCAAAAGAGGCTGTTTGGTGCTTAGGAATGAATGACGGGAGCGATAGCGTATCTGCTCCGTCTACAAATTGGGTCACAGCAAGGGATTTGTTTTTACAGTATTGTTCGTCTAATAACGTTGAGCCGATATTCGGGACAATTCCAACAGTACCATCAATTAGCCACGAAAAGAAAAACGAGTGGATTAGGTCGAGCGGCTACAGATATATAGACTTTGCTAAAGCTGTCGGAGCAACAGCGAGCGGTCAATGGTATAGTGGTATGCTTTCAAATGATAATGTTCACCCGACAGAGCAAGGGGCGAGAGCATTATTCGCGAGGGTATTGCTCGACTTGCCTGAAATAATGGTAAATGATTTCGGGTATTAATAGACCTTTAAATCAATACGCAAGCCCGTCAATTCGGCGGGCTTTTATATTTAGGAGAAAACAAATGAACTTCGGAACAAAGTTAAGAACAGCGTTATTTGTAATTTCAATTCTCAATCAGGCGAACGTCGCTCTCGGAGTGTGGGAGTTTGGGAATGAGACGGTCAATCTTGTTTACAAAATATTTTCCTACATCCTCACGCTTCTCGCGGGTGCTGCGGCTCTCTGGTATAACAACGACTTTACACCGACTGCGGCAGAATACACCGGCGCGATGAGAGCGGAGAAAGCAAGGCTGAAAGGGGAAGCCGACGGTCTCGACATCGTTGTAGATGAATACATCGAGGACGGTGATGAGGATGAATAAAAACAATTACAAGCAATATGACACACGATGGGCGAAACTCGGTTATCCGAAATCGCCCTATTTTATTAAGGATTGCGGATGCGGTGAAGTCGCGATCTGTAACGTGATTATCGAGACGAGCAAATACGCAAACGAGACACCGAAAACCATTCAGCCGTATTGCAAACAATTCGCGGCACCAAACGGAAACGGGACATACTTCTCCGGGATTCCAAAAATGATGGAGCACTACGGTCTAACCGAGGTCAAAGAACACCAGACAATGGCCGAGCTCTGGAAGGAACTGAAGAAAGGCGGTCGTGTTGCGATTTATTTGATGGGAAACAGGAAGGGCGGAAGTAAGGGAGTACATTGGACTTCATCCGCTCATTTTGTTTGTTCGGTCGACTACAAAGAGAAGAACGGCAAACACTACGTCTATGTAAAAGATAGCAACTCGACCTCTTCATCGAGAAACGGCTTCATTTCTTATGAGGAAAATATGAGAAATGACGTCTCTCGCGTCTGGTCGGGCAAGCTGCCGAAATCAGATCCGGCACCTACACCGACGAAGAGCATCGACGAGATCGCGAAGGAAGTCATCGACGGGAAATGGGGAAACGGTGACGAGCGTGTCAAGAAGCTAAAGGCCGCCGGATATGATCCCGACGCTGTCCAGAAGAAGGTCAACGAACTTCTCGCTCCAAAAGAACCGACTAACGGCGAAAAAATCGGCAAATGCGCTAACGAATACGCATACACAACAAACACGACTAAGGCCAGTTATAAGACCGGAGCACCGACAACCGCGTACAAATTAGGGCTGAACAAGGCATATCCGGACCGCTCTAAATGGGGCAAGGCCCCGAGAGCGGGTGCGAGCTGCGACGTCTTTGTCGGGACTTGTATTCGTAACGCTGGCATTGATAAGGACTTCCCGAGAGGGCTTGCAGAGCAGATCCCTTATCTGGCGAAGTCGAGCAAGTTCAAACAAGTCAGCGTGACGACGAGCACCGCGAAAGACGGGGACATCATCGTCTACACAAAGACAAAAGGCGGCGGACATATCTGCATTGTCTATGATGGCAAAATCAAAGAGGCATCGTTTGAAGGATATTATCCGAAAACCACGCCATACTTGAAGCAAAGGCTGTCAAAGTCGGGTAAGAATTGGGTCAAAGTTTACAGAGCAATAACCGAGACCGTATCAAAGCCGGTCACGTTAACCGAAAAAGAGCTCGCCGCTTGTGCCGTTCAAGCCGATTGGATGAAAGACTCGAAATACAAATGGCAGAGTAAACCGACAATCGAGAAATCGAAATATTACGGAACTTGCGTCACTTATGTCGCTTGTGTTCTCCAGCGCATCAATTATTTGAAGCCGGGTGAGTATGTATGGCACGACAAAAAGGGCAAGATATACGGCACAAATGACAAGATGGTCGTAACGTACCCGAAGAACAAGAAGCTCAGTCAGATAAAGAACGAGCTGAAAGCGGGCGACATCGTTCTCGACGGAGACAAGAGCGACGACGGAGCCGGGAGCCATATCTTTATCATTACCGGCAAATGGGACGGAGACAAGCCGGTTATCTGGGACAATCACTCCGGGCAACAGAAAAAGGGTGCTTATACCTATACTCGCAATCGTAACATCATAGGTTATGTCAGATTGAAATGAGGTGAGGACGTTGAGTAATGAAATAATTCAAGCAATCATAATATCGGCTTTAAGTTCGACCGGTTTGTTCTCGTTCTTGCAATTCCTGATAACGCGGAAGGGTGCGCTGACTACGGCAGTCCGGGCAATATTGCGTGATAGGATGCTCGTTCTTTCTGAGGAATATCTCCAGAAGAACGAGATCACGCTCCACGAACGAGACAATTACACATCACTTTATGACGCTTATAAAGGCGTAAAGGGGAACACTTTCGTGGACGATCTATATAAAGAAGTGATGGATTTGCCGCTTAAAAAATAGGGTCGCTCAGGGTAGGCGACAAGGCTTTCACCTCCTTTTTAATCTTATAAACACGCAGAAGAAAACCGGGGCGAATGGGTCCCGGTTCTTTTGCGTTTTTGAGGCGTTTATTTTCGATTTAAGCGACTTTATTCGTCCTCGTCGATATTTGTATCGTCCTCAGAAGGGGAGGCTTCATCGTCCTCTTTTAAGAAATCAACAACGGCAGCAAACTCAGGATGATCTCGAAGCCAGTCCTCTTGTTTGCCTTTACGAGCGGCCTGATTGTATTTGATACGGTCCGGCCCGTCTTTTATTTCCCAATACTCATAAATCCACGGCTTAATACTTCGTTTTGATTTATCGAAGCCGAGCTCGTCGAGACACTTGTAACAGATATATCCATTTGATAGGGCTTGACCGCGACGAGTCACGCCGATTCCTTTGCCACAACGTTCACATTTCATATTAATCACCTCCGAGTCAATTATACATATTCGTTAAGAAACGCGAAAGTCGTTGACAACGAAATCAGGGGAGATTATACTTTACTCGAGGTGACAACTATTCCTAAAATCATAATGGCCGGTTTTTTTCGACGAATCGTTGAAAAATTCACGTTTTCAAAAAATTAGGATTCTTTAACTGTATATAGTCCAAAATAAGTACCATCTTAATTGATATAGTCACCTCGGGGTACAGTAGGAGGTGACTTTTTTAATGAAACGTTCAAGCTATGAACAATTCGCCATCGTCTCAGCAGACTCGGCTCCGCTATTCAATCAGCAGCTGAACGAAGAGATCCGCAGACTCAAAGACAACAGTCCTGTTGTTCATTTCTCCGAGTCAATCCCATTTTACGCGCAGATTAAATACATAGTCAATGAAGAAGCACCGGAAACCGTTGCGGAGGCGTCCGCCGTGGAGGGTGTTTCGTTTGTTTGCGCTCAATGTCCTTACTTCAAGGCACCGTTAAAAGACGACGGGACAGAGGACAAACGCTGCAAATATGGCGACTGCGAACACACCGAACTCGGCCGAACATTCAAGAACTCGGCAGCGTGTGAGAAACTCTACGAGCTGATATCGGAAGGAGGCGTCCGGATATGCTTTACGGATTAGGAATCATTCTTCTGTTGATGTCAGCGGCGTTTGTAGGAGGATCTGTCGCGGTTCCTATGGCAATAGCCGGGATGGGAATCGTCCTGATGAGTCTCGGAAGGAGGGCAACAAATGGAAAAAAGAACGCAGCGAGATAAGTTCACGGTTCATACATTCTATGCCGGAATGACTGGGTATGTCGTTTTTCAGAATGGAACAGAAGTGTATCACGGCTATTCGGTTGACGAGATAATCGACCGCTTTGGGATACATCCTGATGATATGGAGGAGGTGTCCAATGGTTAAAAGAACACAGCGCGATAAAGTCCTGACGTGGCTCAGGCAGAACGGAACGCTCACGGTCAGAGATGCCGTGACAGAGCTGAATATTATGTCGGTACCGAAGCGCATCGAAGAGCTCCGCAAACTGGGTTATCCAATCGCGCTCGAATGGAGACAAACCGAGACCGGCAGCAGATACGGAGTATACAGATTAATGGAGGTGAACTAATGGGAAGGCACGACAGAACAACACCGGAGACGATGCCGAGAGCATTGGAGCTCCACTATAAGGACAGAATCAAGATTCTCGAGAAACAGCTCGAGACGTCCACGAACAAGCTCAAGGACGCGATTATGCTGCTCG